TACCTATACTATCCCCTATAGAACCATTAGTTGTTTTTGAACTATTTAAACGTATTACTGGGCTTCCACTTTTACTTATTTCAAGAAGCTGATTTGGCGAACTAGTGCCTATTCCAATATTAGAACCACTTTCTGTAATAACAGAATCAGTCAATGTAACTGAATTACCTGAACCAGCCCACTTAGAAATCTTACCTCCTGTTCCGTTACCATCTAACACAGAACTATTGTCTACCTTCTCCCATTGGTCACTTGCTCCTTGCTCAACAAAGACTGCCCAGTCTCCAACCTTCCAATCTGTGATTCCATCTAAGTCAGTAGTACCAGCTACAGATACAATATAGAAATGACCTGTCGTTCCTGTGCCACTTGCTAGAGTAGGAGTGTTTGTGTCTGCGTTCCAAGTTCCCTGAAAGACCAAACCAGCAGGAATAGTTCCAACAACGTCTTGAACAAATGCAGTAGTCGCTACTTTAGTAGAGTCATCAGCAACCGCTTGACTTGTTGCAGTAACACCATCAGCAAGACTTGATGTAGCAGTTACAATTCCTGTTAAATCTCCTGTTACGTTTCCTGTAACATTACCGACAACTGCTCCTGTATGAGTACCAGCCGAATCGCCTGTTAAATCCCCTGTGACATTACCAGTAACATTACCAGTAACATCTCCTGTAAGATTTCCTGTTACGTTTCCTTGTAAGTCTCTTTGTACTGTAGAGGGTAAAGACAAAGACAAACCAGTACCTGAAGCTGTGGTTTCTATCTGATTAGCAGTTCCTGTAACTGCAAAAGTCTCTGAACTTAAAATTACTGCTCCTGTTCCTGAGTCTCCTGAGAAGTCTAAATCAGAAGCACCTACTTGAGCATCAACATAATCAGAAACCGCCTTAGAAGTAGGGATAGTGGTGTCATTCTTATTTGATGCAAGGGTAGCAGTAGAGTCAACAAAGTTCGTAATAGTGATTCCTGTGCCTGTGTCTTTTAAAGAACCCCATTCTAAAATAGCATTGACCTTAAAGTCTCCTTGATTATTTACGGACAACCCTAGAGATGTACCATTTCCATCGCTTAATAGCTTTAGAGTAGCCGTTGTGACAGCAGTTGTATCAAGTGTCTTGATTAGACCTGAATACGTTTCTGAGATTTTGGTATTAAATAGACTTGCCATAATTCTTTTTTTGTGTGTTTTTTTCTTTTTTCTTTAGGAATACTTCTAGCTTCTTGATATTATTTTGTTTAGGCTTATAACTCATAAAACCCAACCATTAAATGTTGCATCTTGTGATGGATAAATGTCTGAATCTGTGTTTTGATTGTACTTAGGAAATTGAGCCTGATTGAAAGACATATAATCTATGAATCTTCTTGAATACCATTCCGCATTTGTTCTTGCTTTTTCTACTAAGTAATCAACTTCATTTTTATCTACTGATACAGAATTTTCTGCGGTGTGTTTATACACTCCCCCATTGCGAACTTGATATGCTGCGAAAGGAAAGTAATCTACCTGAGCAAACCAAATCAACATAGGCTGAATATAGTCCACTAGAAGCGTTTTAAACTTTGCATTAGCTGGTAAGTCTATGTCCGTTGGGATAAGTGCCTGAACCTCCTCATATAGCTCCGTACCCATATAGTTCTGTATGTGTATCTCCTGAGCCAGCTTAATAAATTGAATAAATTTGTCTGTGTTGATATTCCCATCCATAATAGAATTACGAACAAGGTCAGTACGATTTATAAATAATTTTGTAGCCATAATTTCTATTTAGGGTATGCGCCTCTATTAGGCATATTTTCAGGTGCAATCATTGACTCTTTCGTTCCTCTTGGTTTTTTAATATAAGATGCAGGAATAGATCTTGTTTTTTTGTACGCTTTAAGGTTGTCAGATGGCTCTGTGTTGCTTTCAAGGCGGTAGAGTACCCTTACCCATTTATGACGACAGTAGATGCCTCCTTTAAATTTAAATAAGTCATAAGGCTTCCCCTTGTGTCCAAGTTGTTTGTTAACGCCATCTCTTGAAGCTCTATCAATATCCTCTAAACGATAAACAACACCATCATTAGACAAACGCATCATATTAGAACAAAAGTCTCTTTGTGTTTTGCTTGGTTTTCTTGAGCCTACAGCGTATTTATATCTGATCTTGTAGTTTTTGCTGTCTAAATAACTAAACGCACTTCCATTCTTTTTAGAATAAATCTCATCAGCTAATTTTCTTAAAAGGCTTTTCTTTTCATTGATACATATATTAGCCCAATCTTCATCAGATATATCTTGACCTTCATCAAGAACATCAACCTCAACCCATTCTTTACCTATTTTTTCACCCTCAAGTGAATTAAGCATTTCTTTACCTAAGTCATCAGATAATTCAGGTCTTTTTATGTCATCGTGAGTAGCGCAAGGCATAAACCAAATAATTCCATCTTCTTCGTGTTCGTGATAACCTTCACATCCTTTTTCTTTTGCAACAGCTTCAGCTTCTTCTTGCGTTTTGTAAACAGTCTCTCCATCAATCTCTTTTAGCTTGATATCTTCACTATTATTTATAGGAATACAATTAGGAACTTTCTTACCGTTCTTCATTTTCATTCCATACTGTTCATATCCATCATAACAAGGCTTCTTTAAATCATATTCCTTGCTATCCATTTCAACGCCAGTTTCTTCTTCGATAGTTTCCTTGTCTTGTACCTCAGAATCTACCTCTGTGAACTCTAGTGGCTGTAAAGTCGTGAAGTATAGACTTAGAGCTATATCATTATAAGCAAGTATTCTATCAAAAGAATCAATCAAAAGCTCCTGAAAAGGTCTAATAACTGTATTGTCCATCAAAAGAGATGCAGTCTTAATCTCTTCTGCATTATTTCCTAATCCTGTTCCATCTTTTATACCTAATAGCATTGGGCTGACAATCCTGTGGGCTACCATTATCTTTTTAGAAGATTCGTCTGATAGGAATTGATATTGATTGTGCGCATCCGACAACTGAATAGGAGTAATATCTGCTGAAGCTTCTTTGTTGTCATTAAAAGCAAGAATGAATTTACCAGCATTAGAACTGCCTGAGAACTTAGCTGCAATCTTGTTTTCTATTAATTGCCTTTCTTCTTGGTTAGGTGTTCCATTATTAAAATTAATAAGCATCGAAGGACTTAACCCATTCATTATGTTATTCAAATGGAAATTAGATATCTCCTCTTCAAGCTCTGCGTATTGTAAACCTCCTTGATAGTCTACTGGAGAATAGTAATAAAATCCTGCACGATATGGCTGAATATACATAATCTCAATACTTTCCTTAGACATTCCAAACGCAGGAATCCTTAAAGGCTTATCATTTGGCTTTATCTCTGTCCAGTCTTTAAAATAATAATAAGCTGGAACAACTCCCTTTTCATCTGCTTTTTCTGCTCTTAATGTCTCAATAGGAAAATGCTCTATTTGTGCAATACTACTTCTGTCTTTAGAATAGATAACTTGAATAGCACATTGTCCCATTAATTTTAAATCATAACACAATTTTCTAACACAGTCTTTATGAAACAAAGAAACCATTTGAGCATATTCTTCAGGTTTTCTATTTGAGTCTGTAGCGTTTAGACCTTTACCATAAATAGCTTGACTGATTCCGTTAATTGCAGCGTTATTTGTCGGGCTTCCATTATATCTGTCGATAAGGAACTGGAAATAATTGTTATCTGCTCCATATTCTACCCACCCTTTGTTTTTTACTTCCTTAATCTCAGGACTTGTGTATGTGTTTAAATTAACAAAACCATACTCTGATGTTTTTGATGTAGCAAAGCCTGTTGTAAACTGACCTAATTCGTTTCTTTTTCTTTTATTCTTCATAGTGTTACAATATAGTCATTGTTACCTGATGTGCTTTGTGTGTATTGACCTTCATTTAATTGATAGTAATCATTCTCAAATTGTTCAATGTCTTGGTCTGTGCAGAAAATTCTGTCTTTATATATTACCCCTCTAAATCCAGCATCATCTTGCCACAAAACATCATAATTCTGCCATAGAGAATAGTTTAAGTTCCAAAAGTCATAAGCAGCATATAATTCTAAATCATAAAAATGCCCTTCAACTAAAGCAGGAGAAAATACATTGTTAAATGTGTAATAGTTTCCTGATATAGTAGCACTATTTACATCATATTCTACAGTAACATTTGTAGAATCATCACGAACAGACATCTTAAATACACTATCATATTGTCTAGGTATTACTTTAAGTGTTTGAGCAGTTGCTGATGTGGTTAATACAATCATACTTATATAACGAAAGAAATAGATGAATTTGTAAAAGTCTAAAGCAAAAAAAAACCCTACCGAAGTAGGGCTTTAATTTTCTATCATTTACAATCTTATAATTGCAACGACAATGACAGAATTTGGTGGGTAAAACCAATGCTAATATACCAAAAAAGTATTAAGGTTGAGGTACTGCGGCAGATGTTGGATCAATCTGAGAACCAACACTAATAGTAACTCCACTCTCTATAAAATAAGGAGCAAATTCTTCCATTCCTTCCATTGTCAAAGTAAATCCTGATAGGTCTCCAGCAGCAGCACCAGTTACGATAGTGCCACCAGTTAAGTCCATACCATTCTCATATCCACAGAAAAATCTGTTTCCGTAATAATCTTCAACAATCATTTGAGGTCTACCAGCAGCTAACAACTGAACTTCGTTCTTAGTTAGGTTGTCTAAGTAAGGTAGAGTCAAATTAAGTGTTTGTGTGTAAAAAGTTGTTCCGTTATCTCTTGAGCTAGTAATTGTAGTCTCAAGGCTAGAATTTCCTTTTACATCGTATTGAAAAAATGTTGTCGTACCATCCATAGTGATAGTTTCAACTTCGTCTGTAGTTGCATCCAACGTAATACTAGCATCATTATAGTTACAGAAGTAAACTCTTTTAATGCCACCAAATGCTGATTTGCAAGGGACTTTTCTCCCTGATGTTATTGCACAAGCCATAGTTATTTATTTTTTATAAAAAAAGGGTAGGTAGTAAAATCCACCTACCCCTTCTTATGTTATTATTAATCTTATGCGTAAAGAACAACGTCTTCAGCAACTCCGAACTGGACACCAGCAGTATATCGCATTACCATACGAACATTCTGTGAACCATCTAAATCTTGCATATCAAGAACTCGAACTTCCTGAGTGTCATTAAGCAATCCTGTGCCGAAGTACAAGTTGCTTCTTTGAGCAGCTACCATTTTGTTAGCAGACATTCCTGGGCAAACAAAGATTTTAACTCCGTTAACAGTCAAACTTCCGTTGTTCCACCATTGTGTTCCCATATTAGCTACACCATTTGCTCCAAGACCATTAGCGGCAAATCCACCAAGAGCTTGAACATAAAACTTAGCAGCAGCAGAACCAACATAGATAAACAAATCTTCCTTACCATATAAAGCTCCAGGTATTGCATCAACAACTTTTCCTAATTCAGCAATGATGTTTGCAGCATCAAGCGTTGCAGCAGCAACGTCAATAACTCCAGCATCAGCAGCTAACAACTTCTCAAATCCATCATAAGCGTTATTTGCAGCAGCAGCAGTATCGCCTTGCCAAAGATTCAACTCATTTGATTGAGCAACTTCAGCAGCAACGTGAGCTAACATAAAGTCAGAGAACTTAGGAGGTAATGTTTGTGCCAACCCAAAGCCCATTGATTGAGCTTCCCAATCGCTAATGAAGTCTTTCTTACAAAGTTGTAAGTTGACCTGTAGCTCTGTAGGTTGCAAAATTCTCTCTGTAAGTGTTACAGTAGAGGTTGGTGTGAAGTCACAAGATGCAGCAGATACTAATTCAGTAGTAGCTAACTTCTTGATTACTTCTTTATAAGAGATATTACCTTTAATTGTAAGTCCACCGTCATCGATAGTCGAAGCCGAAAGAAGTGCAGCAGCAATATATTCACCAGCAAATTGACCAGCGTAAGTCGTGGTAATATTTGTAGTGGTAGCGAGATTTACTTTTTCTAAACTCATTTTTATTTATTTAATTTATTTAATACTCTATCGAGCGTTGTTCTTACTTTACTTTGAGCAAAAACCTTTTGTTCTACTTGCGCAGATTCTGCTTCAGGGCTGTGCTTAATTGGCTCAGCAGCTGGTGCAGATAATTCTTCTTTCATATTCTTAGAAAGTTCAACGTCATCATCTGACATTTCCTCTTTAGGGGAAACCATAGCTTTGATTTCTTCAATCATAGATTTCATTTCCTCAACAGCAGAAGATAACTCCTCTTTTGTTGCGTATGCCATCTCTTCTTTTTCATCAGCTAAGTCAGAAGTGATTTCTTCACCTTCCTCATCTTCTTTTGCAGGAACTTCATCAGACACCTCTCGGACATCAGCAATAATTCCCTCCTCTTCCACAACTACCAAACGACCATCTTCAAGTAGATATTCGCCAACAGGCATTGCAACTCGCTCATCATCAGTTTTAATGAAAAGCTCTTTTCCTTTCTCAAATGATTCAGCTTCTACAACTGTGCCATTCTCGAGCTTCATTTCTTCAAGTTTGACCTCGATGTTTAGAAGCGTTTTGATATTATTTATCATTTCACTTGATTTCATAACTATATAACGATGTTTAAATTAAAATTTGCATTTTCAGTCTGTCCTTGTGATATTCCCTATGCCTTGAGCCATTATATCTCCTGTACAACATTTTTTTGAATAAGTGTTTGTATCCCTGCATAGACAAGCTCTAGATGCCCCTCTTGGAGATGAATGGCTAGGTATATAGTTTGTGTTTTTTTTATTCATCTGTTAAAACTTTTTTTATCAAAGAAAGTAATTCATCTGCTTCTACTTCCGAAGATTGTTTAACCTCTTTATCAGACTTTTCCATTTTGTCTGCAAAGTAACCTTCAATAGAAAAACCCCTAACTTTATCTGTCTTAACG